TTTGACGGCATCGTGGCAGTCCGGCACGTGGGCCAGCACGTTGGTGGCGGTGATGACCTTCGCGTGACCGTGGGTGCCACGGATGCTGGCGGCCAGCCAGTTGGTGAAGAAGTCCTGGCAGACAGTGACCCCGCTGGGAGCTTTCTTCGCCTGGTCCGTGGGCTCCACGGCGACCCGGCGCACCTCGGGGCTGACGTAACCCAGCAGCGTCCCATCGTTGGCGCCGATGTCCACGATCAGGTCCCCGGGGCCCAGTACCGATTCCAGCGCGTCCGCGAGCGACCAGAAGTGCTCCCGCAGCGCCCTGGTGTTCCCGCTCGCGTACGGATGGTCCAGCGGGAACACCTCAGCCTGGCCCACCGCGTAGGTCAGCTGGACCAGGGTGCATTCCCCGCACTGCTGAAGGGCGAGCGGGTAGGTCTTGGGGCTGCCGAACCGTTCCGCCAGGGGCTGCTCGCCCAGGTCCAGGATGACGGCCAGGTCCGTGGAACCGCAGACCTGGCAGGCTGTGACCGGCCCGCTCACCCGTGCTCCTTGTACCACTCCACTGTCCTTGCCAGCCCGGTGGCGAAAGAAGTCCTCTGGTTTGCCTGCCATCCCAGGGCCTGGATCTTGGACGTGTCGGGGAGGCGCCGGGGAGGTGAGCCCTTCGGCAGCGTGCCGGGCACAACCTTGATCTCCCTGCCGTAGCAGGCGGCGACGGCGTGGGCCACCTCGGAGATCGTCCGTTCATCCTCGGTGCCGACATGCCAGACCGAGGCTCCCTCGTCCGCCCTGTCCAGCAGCAGGGCCAACTGGTCCACGCAGTCGTCCACATAGCAGAACGATCGCGTCTCCTGGCCGCTTCCCTGGATCGGGAACATGAACGGCGCGATCCCCTCTGGGTGCTGGCGCACCATGTCGTTCATGCGCAGGCAGAACTCTGGGATCACATGCTCGCGGCCCATGTCCGGGCCGTAGATGTTGTGCGGGCGCGCGATCATCGCCCGGTCCAGCACCCCGGTCCGCTGCCATGCCAGCAGCATCAGCTCGCAGGCGATCTTCCCCCCGCCGTAGGAATACCGGGGGTTCAGCACGTCCGGGACGGTCAGCGGAATCGTCTCCGGCGTCGGCACCACACTGGCGACCTGGTACGCCTCACTGCTGGAAACCAGCAGGAAGTCCCCGATGCCGCACTGTTCGCAGGCGTTCAGCAGGTTCAGCATCCCCCGCACGGCCACGTCCAGCACCTGCCGCGGCTCGGCATAGAACGTCTGGGTGCCCTGCAAGTAGGCCAGGTGCACGACGGTGTCCTGGCCCTGGACGGCGCTGAGGACGTGATGTTCCCGGCGCACGTCGCCGTGGACCAGGGCCACCCCGGTGCCGCGCAGGCGGTCAAAGTTCCCCCGGGACAGGTCGTCCAGGACGGTGACCTCGTGGCCGCCGGCGATGAGCCGCTTGACCAGCGCTGCCCCGATGAACCCCGCCCCGCCCGTGACCAGTACCCGGCTCACCTGGCGTCCTCCAGGCTCTCAAGGGCGGGCTTCCAGAACTCCGTGAGCACCCGGTCAGCGTCGTAGCCAAGCGCGAAGTCCCGGGCCTTCTGCCGCAGGCCGGGCGCTTGGGCGTACGCCTTCTCCAGGCAGGCGGCGATCCTGCGCACTGAGGGCCGGGCCCACCAGCTTGAGTGCCCCCGGTTCCAGAACAGTTCCGTAGGGTCCACCTGGACCTTCCACCCGGCTCCGGTCAGTTCGCTCATCGCCGAGAAGTCCGTGGTGATTACGGGTGTTCCGCAGGCTTGCGCCTCCAGGACAGCCAGGCCGAACCCTTCCCCGTAGGAGCAGTTCATCAGCACGTCGCACACGCCGAGCCACCGGGCGATCTCAGTGTCCGGGACGATCCCGGCGACAATGGAGTACTCGTCGCCGATCTTCACCGCGTCGGTGATGCCGAGCCGCTGGGCCAGCGTGACCAAGTCCGTGCCTTGCGCTGACCGGGGCCGCGAGTGCACCACCAAAAGGGCGTCCGGGTGCTTCTTGCGGAACAGGGCGAACGCGGCGAACATTTCGGCGAAACCCTTGCGCAGCGGGTCCATGTTGGCCCCGTGGACACCTATCACGAACCGGGACGAGAATCCCAGTTTCTTCCGCCATTCCTCGCGGTCTTTCAGCGGCTCAAAGGTGCCCTGGGCATCGATGCCGTGCGGCACGTACAGCGGCGAGTAGCCCGCTTCGGACAGGACGCGCTCGCCGAAGCGGGACATGGCGATGGGCTGGCCCTCGCCCTCGTCCAGCACGCGCGTGTCCATTGTCCCGAGCGGGTCGCAGTCCACCGGCATCCAGTGGGCGAACCTCATCCCGCCCCGTTTCAGGCGCTGCCCGTCCAGCACCCAGGCGTCCATCAAGGTGATCAGCAGGTCCGCCCGGTGATGCTGGTAATGCCCTGGGAGGATGTCCTGCGCCCACTGGTCATCCCCGCCCGGGTAGACCACGGTGCCCTCATGGACCAGAACGGAACTTTGGAGCCCATGAAACGCCACGACGGCCACGTCGTGGCCCAGTTCCCGCAGCTTCTTCGCCCAGATTCTGGTTTGGCGGCCATAGCCACTCGGGGCGTGAGGTGCGTTGCTGAGCCACAAAATGCGCACAGGCATGCTCCCTGTCGTAGGTGGTGGGGATGATGACGGTCTGGGCTGTAGGAGGTGGCGGGACGTTTCGCATCCGGGCCGCTACGAGGAAGCGCCTCCTACGGCCTCAGGTGGGAGACTGGGCGGATGCGTGAGATAGAGCCGCCTGGCGACGTCCAGCCACTGGAAGGCACACTCCTGCCCGGCGCCGCCCCCGCAGCGGAAATGCGCTACGAGGACGAGGACCCGGACAAGGTGGCCCGCGTCCTGGTGCGCGTGGACTACGCGGACGGGCGAATCCGGGAGTACGAAGCACAGGAGCCGCAGGACTTCACCATCAGCAACCCTGAGGACGTCGGCACGATGGCCTTCCGCACCACGCGCCTGTCCGTCGGCGGAGGTGGCGGCTTCAGCCCACTACGGGCCGCCGTGCCGTCGCTGAGTCTGTCCTTCAGCGCCAACCCGCGCTACAACCTGCACATCCGCACCGAACGGACAGCGGAGCCTAGGGACCAGTCCCGCCAACTGCCGTGCTGATGATGTAGCCCAGCGACGTGTTCGTCCCCGAGGGGCAGATCACCTGCAACGGCGACCCAGCCGACCCCTGCCAGGCGGTCAGGGACACCTGCGCGCCAGCGGGAACAGGGCACCCGTTGCTGGTCGTCGCCGGTGCTGTCCCCGCCGACACCCATGCGGTCACCGACCCGGCGTTGGAGATCACCACCGAGGCCGGCCCCGGGGGCACCGTCGCCAGGAAAACCGAGCCGGTGCCCGCCGGGACCTGCCGTGACGTGACCGCCATGCCTACTGCACGACCTGGTAGGCGAACAGGTAGACGTGGTTCAGCGTCATCGCCGCGTTCGACACCACGCTGAACCCGGTCTTCGACCACGACGTGGCACCGTAGGAGGCGTTCGTCACCCCCGAGGTGTCCGCGCCGGTGACCTGGATCGAGGACGGCGTGGCGTTCAGCGGCCGGCCGAACACCACCGTGCACATCGTCCCGGTCGTCGGCGACGTGCCCGCGGTGATGGAGAAGTGCCCCGCCTGGTCGAACCCGGTGGCGGTGGTGATCGACGCGCCGGTGCCCGCGTTCGACGCGACCAGCGCCAGCGTGGGGGTGAGCCCGCCGGCCCTGATGCCCGCCTGGGTGGTGATGTTGGCGGAAAAGACCGTGGGCGCGGTCTCCACCTTGGACCCGATGTACGCCTGCCCTGGGATGTATGGGCTGGTCATGGTGTCAGACCACCGCGTTCTGGATGCTCGCCAGGCCCACGACACAGGAGGTGGTCTGGCCGACGACGCCGGTCTGCGCCCAGATGTCACCCGTCGCCGTCGAGACGGTGCTCGTGACCGAATAGCCGTAGAGCACCAGTTCGCCGCCAGCGGGGATCTGGAAGCCGTTGGTGGACGTGGACGAGATCGACCCCATGCCCACGTACATCGTGTTCGACCCGGTGTTCAGGATGACGACGTCCTTGAGGACGTCCCCGGCCGTGATGGAACCGAGCGGGCCGTAGGTGGTGGTGGACGTGTTGTCGGTGTCCCAGATCACGCTCGAAACCGTGCCTACCGACGAGGTGACCTGCTGAAGGGAGGAGAAAAGCGGCACACGGTCCTTTCGTTTGTCGAGCGTGCCTTGGGTGGTGCACACAGCCCCCGGCAAGGGTTGTCTCTCCCCTGCCGGAGGCTGTGACGTGCGCGTTGACCAGTCAGGCGGCCGTCCTAGTTCTGCAGGCCACCTAGCTGAATGGAGTCGTATCGGAGTTCTGAAGCCCGCCGAGCTGCGCCGAGTACTGAGGCGCGTGTGCGGCGAGGGCGCAGTAGTAGAAGAGCGAATACCTGAAGGTCGCGTCGATGACGGGCCATGCGATCGAGACGTAGTCCTGCACGCACGACACTTCCCAGGCGTTCCCGACGTTCGTGTACGTCTGGGGAAGCTGGTAACTGAGGAACGTGGCATTACCTTGCGGATACCACGGGTGCACGACGAGCTTAAGCAAGCTCCTCGTCAGGGGGTTCTGGAACTGGGACACCGCCGCGCCGACCGTCACGTTCCCGACGTCGGACTGGGTGATGAACAGTTCGTAGTTGGTCGCGGTGCCCTGGGAGATGACGTCCTGCGACAGGTTCGTCAGGTCCGAGCCGCTCGAGATGATCTCAGCCGGGTCGGCCTTGAACGGGCCGTTGGTCGTGGACCCGGTGGAGGAGTCCCACAGGGCCTTCAGCGTCGTGTACACCGTGTTGTAGTTCAAGTGCAGACCGACGTTGTTGTTGTAGTAGCCGCCCTGCCAGCCCGTCGGGTACACGTTGCCCTGGGAAAGGCCGGACAGGGTCGGGACGACGCCTTCCAGGCGCGTGCCCTTCCCGGTGCCGGAGTCGGTGGTCGGCTGAGTGCCCGAGGTGGGCAGCGTCGAGTAGCCCTGCAAGGTGTACTTGACGCCGCCGCAGGTGGCCAGCAGGTACCACGTCGAGGACGAGATGCCCCAGATGTTGTACTGCATTGCACTCGTCACCGGGGAGATGGTGACGTCCACGACCTGGCCGCTGCTCACCGAGATGGCAGTCTGACTGGAAGCCGCGGTCTGGCCGAAGTAGTTCACGGCCGACACCGCGACATGGTCGAACGCCGTGTTCAGTGCGGTCTCGTTGCTCTGGGCGGCCCGGACCGTGGCGGTGGGCGCCGAAGGAGTGGAAAGGTTGGTGGCCGAGCCAGCGATTAGCTGGTATTCCTCGCCGAGCATCGCCTCTTGCAGCATTATTAGATTGGCGAGGGCGCTCAGGTCTTCGTAGCCCTGACCTGCGAACTGTGCGAGCCACGACAATTGTTCAGTGATCCCGAAAAAACGATAAGGGATATTCAAAGTAACAATTGTTTGAGACCCGGCAGAAGGGAGGTTCAATGGCCACGAGCTAAACGAGCCGCCCGTTGAAACCAATTCGGGAATGGACGTGTCCAGCACTCCCTGACCGCCGGTCTGGGAGCCGGAGACGCCGGTGATCAAGCGCTCCATCAGCGAGGCACCCTGGCCTGCCGGACGGGCGAACTTGTTGCGGTAGCAGTGTTGTTACTCGCCCTTGCGGGCGGGGCTGGTCGTTTCCGCCAGCCTCACGCAGTTTGCCATCCTGCGTGCTCGGACTGTCTCTTCCTCTGCGGGCGCGGCCATGTGATGCCTCATGGCGGTGTCCATAGCAGAGGGCGCACGTACAGTCTCTACGCGCTCCCAGGCACCGGGAACGACCGGGATTCCCCAGGTGAGTGGCGGGGTTCCCCGGGCAGTGCGCTGTTTACCTGCGGATCGCTCCGCAGGGCCCCCTAGTTGAGGGTGTACACCGGGTAGATGAGCCTGCTCGGTGCCAGCAGGTTGAAGGGGGTCAGGCCGTATATGCTGCCGATCCCCAGGTTCCCTGCGGTGAACGACTTGCCGATCTCGGTGCCGCCGAGCGCCTTGGCCAGCTGCTCGCCCAGCGACGGCTCCTCCAGGGCGGTGCGCAGGGCACCGAACTGGGACAGGAAGTCGGGCTTGAACGACTTGACCACGCTGGACTTGGCGCGGTAGCCCTCAGCGGTCGCCGTGCGCAGGCCGATGGCGGCCTTGGCGGAGGCGGTGAGGATCTGGGTGGTGTCGGTCAGGACGGTGTTGCCGCCCTTCGGTGCCAGGCCCATGCCCTTGACGAGGTCAGGCATGCGGCCTTTGATCATCTCCCCGACAGAGGAGTACGAGCCCGCGTCGGAGGCGGGGTCGGTGGGGAGCGCGCCGGTTCCGTACCGCTGCGCGGTCAGGGGGTCGAGAGTGGACTCGGCGACCGCTCCCTGACGGGGGTCTTCGGTGATGGTTTGCGCCACACAGCGCCTTTCGTATGCTCGCCGCCACGCTCGCGGCGTGACGGGGGTTTACCGTCTCATGGGGATTGGTGTGGTGTCGTTGGCTGGCATGGGTGCGATTCCGAGGGCCCGGTCGAGTTCGGCCATGGCGGCGACCCGCGCGCCAGGGTCGGGTGAGTTGTACGCCTCCTGCTGGAGGAGACGCAACTGGTTCAGCTGGGCGTGCTCCGCATACCCCGCTGATGACGGCGCCTGCACCGCAGGAGCCGTGGTCTTGGTGAGCGCGACGCCGCGGAAGGGTGCGCTGGAGGTGTCGGGCTGGGAGGCGATGGCGTCGGCGGTCTTGCGGACCTTCTTCAGCGCCTTCCCTTGTGCCGTGAGGGCCTTGTCCTGCTGCTTGAGCCGCTTGACGAGGGGGGCGACCGCGGCCTTGAGCGCCTCGGGGTCAAAAGCGGCAGCAGCGGGAGGAGCCTCCCCCGGCGCCGTGGCGGCCTTGGTGACGGTCTCGTCCGGCAGGGGCTCGTAGCCCATCTTGGCCCGGGCGGTGTTCACGGTCATCTTGCCCTTGAGTACCTTCCGCTCAAGTTTCCTGCGCTTCGCGGCCTGGGCCTTGGCAGTCTTGCGCTGGGCAGCCGCAGCCTTGCGCGCCCTGGCCTTGGCGGTCTTCTTCGCGGCCTTCCGCGTGCCCGGAGCGGGAGTGACACTGGGCGCTCCCTCCGGGGTGGGGACGGGGTGGCGGAAGTCGTTGTCCGACGGCTTCATCAGGCACACGTCCGGGAAAATGTGGGACAGGTGGTCGTGCATCGCACTGATCGCGTGAGCGGCGCTCTCGTGGGCGGCAGAGGTGACGTACTGGCCGGCCGGGGAACCCGTGGGGGCTCCGGTGGTGGCCGGGGGGTTCACCGGGGGTGAGGTGTGGGCGTTCTGCGGCGACATGGAGGCCACGCCGGGCAGGTAGCTGCGGGTGTAGTCCTGGGCGCTGATGCCGCCCGTGGCCGGGATGCGGAACGAGTGGGGGGCGTCATGCCCGGGGCTCGGCGCCTCGTGGCCCTCGTTGATGAGGGGGCGGCTGAACCGCTGCGGCGACAGTTCCCCCGGGGTGGGGTAGGACGAGGGGCCGGGGTTGGCGTCGCGGAACGCTTTGTGCGCGGCCTGCCGGAGGTCGGCGAGCAGGTACGGGTCGGCGTTCTTGAGGTTCAGCGCGGCCTGGCCGAGGCTGAACAGCCCGGCCACTTCGCTGAGGGGGGCGGTGGCGGCCTTCTCCAGGTCGGCCATCTGCCATGCGCTCGCGTCCAGGTCAGCGAAACTCGCGTGGGGGAACGCCTTCGCCACGTCGGCCGGGTCGTAGGCGGGGCAGGTGAGGGCGTGCAGGGCGCCCATGTCGGCGGGGATGTTCAGCGCCTTCAGGGCCATGTGGGCGGCCATCTCCGGGTCCGCCGCCTTGTCGGTGTGGCCCACGCCCGCTGGCAGCGGCTGGGAGTCGCCGCCGTCGCCGTCGGACAGGCCCGCGTCGGCCTCGAACGCCTCCATGGCGCCGCCGTCGGGCTCGCGGTGCGGCGGGACGGTGTACTCGGGGGCGTGCTCGGCGCCTGACGCCGACCCGGGGGTGCCGCCTTTGCCCTTCTTCTTCTTGCCGGTGGACTGGGAGCCCTTGGTCACACGGGCAGCCGCCTTGTCCTTCTTGGGTTCATCGCCATCGGTGTCCTCCTTGTCCTTGACGCCGAAAGGAGGCGCCTGTGAGCCACCGAACGGCTTGCCCTTCTTGCCCTTCTTGGGCTTGCTCTTGGCGGTCTTGTTCGCGGGGATCTTGTGGTCCGCCTCCGGCAGGTAGCCGGGGTTTTCCTTGCCGCACTGGGGGCAGTGCTTCTCCCCCTTGTCGAGGTTCTTGCCGCAGCCCAGGCACACGAAGTCGTGGTTCTTGTGCACCTGCAGGGCACGGGCGGGGAGTTTGCCGCCGCATTCGGGGCAGTGGGCGTGCTCCGGGTTCTGCTTGGCACCGCAGCCGGGGCAGATCGCGCGCAGCTTGCCCTTCTTCTTCTGCAGCGGCGCGGGAACCGGATACTGCCTGCCGTCCACCGAAGGCCCCAGGGGCAGCGGAATGATCCCGGCCGCCTTCTTGGCCTTCTTCTTGCCCGGCTTGCAGTCCGGGCAGGGCTTGCCGTCCATCATCCCGCCGCCGTCGCAGGTGCCGCACTTGGTCACCTGCGGCTCGGCGGCCTTGTCTGCCGCCTTGACCTTCCCCGATCCGCTGCAGGCTTCGCACTTGACGTTGCCGGACTTGACGTAGCCACGGCCCTTGCAGGTGGGGCATTCGCCTTTCTTGCCCTTGGCGGCCTGCGGCTCGCTGACCTTGCCTTTCCTGCCGCCCTTGAGCCGGTCCAGGACGTCGGTCCAGCCCTCCTTGGAGGCGATGCGGCGGATCAGTTTCTTCGCCGCCGAAACGTCCCCATGACCCGACAGGGCGAGGGTGGCCGCGTTGTGGGCGTCCTCGTGGGTCTCGATCGGGTAGGACAGGTTGGGCAGTGCGCGGCCTTCGCCGGCGAGGCGGCGGCGGGTGGCGGTGTCGATGTCCCGCTTGTAGATGCCCGCCTCGGCGGTCTTGACGGCGGCGAGAGCCGGGTCTTCCGGTTCGCCGGTGACCGCCTTGACGGTCTGCGTGGCCGCCGCCTTGGTGGCGTTCTGGTCCTGCACGAGACGCTGCTTGAACGTGGCCAGTTTGGCGAGGTCGGACGGCTTCACCGACAGGGACATGTTCTTCGGCAGTTCCACGGTGACGGTCTTCGGCCTGGTCTCCTTGGTGAGCAGGTCCGCGCCGTAGACCTTGCCGCTGAACTCGGCGTGCCCGTCGCCGCCGGCCGCCTTGGCGATCTCCAGGAAACATGACCTGTTCGCCGGGGAATCAACCAGGGAGACCTCCACGATCCGGCCGCCCTTGATGATGCCGCCCCGGGCCTTGCCGGTCATGTCCCGCTCGATCACCGGTGCCGCTATGCCCACCGAGAAAGCGCGGAGGTGGCCACGCTTGACCAGGCGAACTGCTGTGGGCTCGTCCACGACACCCTTGACCCAGTGGCCCCCGTCGCCGTCCCGGTTCAGTTCCAGCCTCACGCCCGACCCTGCGGGGTCACGCTGGGCGTTGTGCTGCACCCGCAGCGCCGGGGCGGTGTCCAGCCAGTCCTGCAGGGCTTTGCCGGAGAACTCGCTGCTGACTATCTGGTCGTCGGTATCGACCTCGGGCGTTGTCGCCTTGCCGTACACATACAGCGAGCCGTCCGGCCCGTCCTCCCACTTGGCGATGTCCGCCAGGCCGACGTGGACGACCTCCTGGCCGTCCAGCGTGGCGGCCTTGCCAGACTCGGGTGCGAGAACAGCCACACAGCTCCTTGCCTAGGTGTTCAGTGAAGTGGTGAAGTTTCACGTTTGCGCGATGGCGGTGCCCGCGCTGTTCGGCCCCGCCGCCCCCACGGTGACCGTGACGGCGTTCTGCCCGTATCCCGCTGCCCGCGCCAGGGCGGCGTTCGGGCCGGCCGGGGCGACGGTGACGATGGCCCGTGGAATCGCGGGGGGCGGGGCGAACGGGGTGAACGTGCCCTGGCCGCCGGTGAAGCCCTTGCCCGGCGGCGGGTACGGCTGCCTTGCCCTGGCCGGCTGGTGGAGCGGCGGGAACGGGACACCCGAGGTGGGGTTGGCGACTTTGCCCCGGGGGGTGGTGACGATCCGGCCCTTGAGGAAAATCGCCGGCTGGGCACGGAGGGTCTTGTTCAGCGACGGCCGGAACGGTGCCGGCCTGGTTACCGGGACCGGGAACGCGGCCATCGTTGCCGCGCGGCCGGGCAGGACCGGCTGCGGGAGGCGTGCCCGGGCCGGCTGGTGCAGCGGTGCGGCTGGCGCACTGGGCGGCGGCGCCGGGTTGCGGACCGGCGCCCCTGGGGAGCCCTGCGCCCGGCCACGTGGCGGCAGGGGCCGCTGAATCCGCGGCGGCTGGGTGGCCTGCCGGAACACCGGGCCGCTGCCGCCAGGCGGCGCTGGGGCGGGCAGCGCGGCCATAGTGGCGGCGCGGCCTGCCAGGAACGGGCGGGGCAGTCTCGCTGCCGCCGGGAAGCGCAGCGGGTAGAACGGCGGCCCAGGGCGGAACACCGGGTTGCTGACGGGTGCGCCCCGGCCGCCTTCGCCGTAGCCGGTGCGGGCGAAGATAACCCGCAGCCCTGCGGGGGTGGACAGGGGCTGCTGGGGGGTGCCCTCGCCGAGGATGACCGGGGTCACGTACGGCGGGGTGAACCTGGTGCGCCCCCGGGGCGGCAGCGGCTGGCGGGCCCGCACCGGCTGGGTGAGCGGGTAGACCTTCGGCCCGAGCGCTGGCGGCGGCGGGTTGTTTACCGGGCCGCCCGGGTTCCCGTAGACGCGGCCACCGCGGCGCAGCGGCCTGCGTGCCTGCGCCGGGGAGGTGGCCTGCCGGAACGGCGGGCCCACGCTGGATGGCGTGACCGGTACGGGCAGGACCGCCATGGTGGCGGCGCGGCCCGGTGCCGGGAACGGCTGGCGGGCGCGGACCGGTGAGGTCAGCGGGTAGATCCGGGCGATCGTGCTGACCGGGTTGTGGACCGGCCCACCGGGGTTGCCGGTGACCCGGCCCCCGGGCGGCAGCGGCTGGCGGGCCCGCACGGGCGAGGTGGCCTGCCGGAACTGTGGCCCCGCGCCGGGATTGCGCAGCGGCGCCCCAGCGTTCCCGGTGACCCGCCCGGCGCGCGGGTGCGGTTGCGGCAGGCGGGCGCGGGCCGGGCCTTGCAGCGGGTAGGCAGCCGGCCCAGGTGTGGGATTTGCCAGCAGGGCACCGGGGCGGGCGATGGCGCGGCCGAGGGCGAACAGGGGCTTACGGGCCTGCGCGGGGGTGCGGGCCTGCCGGAACACCGGGCCGGCCGTGGGGTTGGCCAGCGGCGCGCCACGGCCCCCGGCGGCCCTGCCCCGGGGTGCGTTGCGCGGGATGCGGGAGCGGGCTGGCCCCGGCAGCGGGTACAGCGGCGCACCCGTCACCACCGGGGGCGGGTTGAGGCCGGCGGCGACCGACGACAGGGTCCGCCCGTACCGGTAGGCGCCCGTGCGGATGACCGCGGCAACGGGGCGGGTCAGCGGATACACCCGCGCCGGGGACAGCGGCGGGACGGGAGCGGGAACCAGGACGCTGGCGGCGGCCCGGCCGCGCGGCGGCAGCGGGCGGCGGGCACTGGCAGGCTGGGCGGGCAGGCGGAAAACCGGCCCCGCCGCCGGGTTGTTAAGCGGCGCACCAGGACGGTTGTAGGCCCGCCCCCGCGGCGCGGTCTGCGGAACCCGCGAGCGCGCCGGCTGGGACGGCAGGCGGAACGCTGGCAGCGGCGGCGGCGGATTGTGAACCGGGCCGCCCGGGCCGCCCGCCACTCGCCCCCGGGGCGGCAGCGGCTGCCGGGCCCGGGCCGGCTGGGAGGGCAGGTGGAACACCGGGCCCGCGGTGGGATTGTTCAGCGGGGCGCCGGGGCGGCAGTAAGCCCGGCCGCGTGGCCCATTGACCGGGATACGGGAGCGGGCCGGCTGGGTGAGCGGGTACAGGGGGGCCGGGGTGACAACAGGCGGCGGCGCGGGTGGTGCGCCGGGGATCAGCGACGCCTGCGGGGCACCGGTGCGGACGAGGGTGACGCGGACGCCGGGTGGCTGGGTCAGCGGCACCATCACCGGGCCGGTGAGCCCAGCGCCGAACACCACGACCGCGCCGGCGCCCTGGGAGGTGGTGCCGCTGCCGGAGTAGTTCACCGTCGCCGACGACGCCGCCCCCGTGCCCGGAGACGCCAGGGTCATCGTGGCGAAATGCCCCGTCGCGGTGACGCCGGTGTTGGACGTGGCGAGGGTGTACGTGCCGGAGGCGGTGACAGTGGACGCGAGCGACGCCCGTTCCCGGGCGAACCCGGCGATGCCGAACTCGCCGGCGGTGGTGACATTCCCGCTGGTTGTCGCCGTCTGGGTGGTGATCGTTGCCGTGGTAGCGATGGTGCCGCTGGTGTTGATGACGTAACCGTTGGCACCGGACAGCTCAAAGACCGTGCACGACGCGGTCGCCGACCCGGCCAGGGTGGAGGAGAACTGGGGGGCGGCGTCGCCGCCGGCGGCGGGCTTCCACCAGACCGACGTCCGTGCCAGGGTGCCGGAGGACGCGACCTCGGCCAGGTTCACCCACCCGGAACCGCCGGTGAGGGTGGTGGCGGTGGTGGACGTGGCACCGGTCCAGGTGACCACCGCGACCAGGACGTTCCCCGCAGCGCGGCCCTGCCCGGTGCCGTAGGTGGCGGTGATGGGCGATGTGGTGCCGGTGGCCGCGGTGGGAGTGCCGACGCTGCTGATCGCCACGTGCTCAGCGCTCCCTTACTGCCGGAGTGCGCTGGACACGGCCTCCCCTGTTACCGGCTGTGACCGGCGCCCTGCCACCCGGCCCGCATGGGGACGCTCACCGCCAGGCTGCGGGGCGCCTGGCCCAGGATCGGCGCCGGGGCGCCGCCCCCGGAGATCTGGAACGCGACCATGCCCAGCACCCACGACCCGGCCGCCGCTGACCATGTGCCGGTCTCCGCGCTGCCGGTGGAGTTCTTGTAGGCGATGGCCACGTTGGAGTTCGTGGACGCGGACCGGTTGTTCGTGTCCGCCGTATACGGAGAGCCGGGCGGGGTGTTGGAGGTGCCGAACCCGGCGTCGGCGTACACGTAGACCAGGTATTCGTTAGCCCCCAGCGAGGCCGTGTATGACGGCGGCCCGGAAGCACCGCCCGCGGTGCCGACGGTGAACCCCGCCGAGCCGTCAGCGAGCGCCCCGGCCGTGGCGCCGGTGGCCAGGCCGGAGATCTCCTGCACCAGGACGCACATAGTGGAGGCGTTGTCAGTGGACGTGGCGGTGATCGCCGGCTTGGCACCCACATCGCCGGCAGGGGTGTTCAGCGCCCAGATGGACTGGTCGGTGCCACCGCCAGCGCCGCCCTGGTGGGTTTCGCCGATGAGGATGAAGTTGTTCCCGGCACCGTCTTTCACGCTCGAGCAGGTGCCCAGGGCGCCCGCCGACGACGGGATAGACACGGCGGCGACCAGGGTGCTGCCTGAGGACAGGTTGGCGGTGGTGAATGTGGCGGTGTTGGACCCGGCGTTGCCGTTGTCAGGTGAGATGCACGACTGGAGCCACGACCACGCCACCAGCCACCCCCGGCTACCCGATCGCGCGCATCGAATACAGGACGGGCGGGGCGCCCGAAGTCGGCGCGGGACCCTGGAGGACCAGCAGCCAGTCCGGGTCGCCGGCCGAGTTGTTCCCCTTGGCTGTGGAGTTGTACGTGGACCCGGTCGTGGTGGTGGTGGTGGCGCCGGAGGCGGGGTCCACCCATTTGGCGGTGTACCCGGCCTGCATCTTCGCCTGGTTGATCGTGATGGTCGTGTGCGCCGGGATGTAGATCACGGCCAGCGACGACCCGGCGCCGGAGTCCGGGGTCCTTGATGCGGTGACCCACGTGTTGCCGCCCACGTACAAGGTGGTGTTGAACGACCCCGAGCCTGGGCCGAAACTGGTCACCCTGGTGCCCCGGCCCGCGGTGACCAGCACGTTGCCGGTGTCGGGGATGAGCTGGTGCCAGCCGGTGAACGAGGCGAACGTGTTCCAGATGGTGTTCAGCGCGCCGGGCTGGATGTACTGCGACCCTGGGGCGGATGACAGGATGCCGCTGGCCACAGTGCCGGTGGGCCACTCGAACAGGTCGCCGTTGCCGTACATGGCCCCGCGTGACCCGGACGACAGCACCCACCACAGCCATTTGCGGCCGAACAGTTCGATGGACTCGGTGGGGGTGTGGCCGCCCCACTGGTTGTCATACCATCCGTCCATCTTGACGTTGCACAGGCTGGGCACGGATTCGATGCCGGCCTCGGCGTAGGACTCCTCCACCGAGAAGTAACTGGCGTTATAGCTGTAAACCCAGTTGAAACTTGCGTTATTGATGCCCCACGTGTAGGAGTCGGTCTGGTCGTCGCTGTAGCGGGAGTCGCCCTCGGACTGGTTTTCCAGGCTGATGACCTGGTTCGCCCCGGCACCCCGCAGGCCGGTCAGGAACGAGGAGAACACTGTGTCGAAGTTCCCCGGGCCGCCAGTGAAGGTGGCGTTGTAATCGTCTCCGGCTTCCCAGATGACATTCGGCTGAGATGCGTACCGGGTGCCGACCGCCGTGCCGTAGTTCTGCGCCTGGAGGGCGGTCCAGCCGTGCAAACAGGCACCGGACTCAAACGCCGCATACGTGAAATAGGCGTTGATGACCACGGTCATGCCCTGGTTCTTCGCCGAGTTCAGCAGGTAATCGACCCGGGTCCAGAAACTGTTGTTCAAAACGCCGGGCGAGGTGAACGGGGCCACATTGTCCCAGGTGGACCCGTTGGCGTTAGCACCAATGTCGGCGGTGGCGGTCGTGGTGATCAGGAATCCGTTGAACCCCTGCCCGGCGCGGGCAGCGGTGTAGTTGTCGATGTCAGTCTGGTAGGTGGTGGCGCCGCCGGAGTTGCCGGCGTTGACCAGCAGCGCCCACACGGTGTCCCAGCGGATCTGGTACGGGTCGCCGTTCTGGTCGGCGAAATACAGCGCCTGCCCGGAGCCCTGGATGCTGGTGAGGAACGCGGCCATCTCAGCGCCTGCCCGCCCGCACCGGCACAACCACCGGCGCCGGAACGGGGGCGCGCGGCGGCCCCATCCGCACCACCGCCTGGCACGCCGGGCCGTTCAGGGTGGAGCCGGGGTCCTGGTTGTAGGGCGGCCCCTGCCAGGTGGTGTAGGAGTAGACGTTGCCCTGGGCGAGGGCGTCGAACTGCCACGGCCCGCAGTAGGTGTTGCCGGAGAACAGGTTCCCCTGGCTGAAGGTGATGTTGTTCTCAACGAACGTGCCGGTGTAGGGGGGGAAGGTGCCGAACTGGGAGAACACGCCGTTGAACCCGCACAGGTTCGTGGTGTTGCACGCCGGGCCGAGGTCGCTGGGCGAGAAGTCGAAGGTGTTCCCGGCGACGGTGACGTTCTGCGTCTTCCACCGGCAGTCGTCAATGTAGGGCGTGACCGCCAGCAACTGCGGGGTTGAGCAGGTGTTCAGGCTGATGACCGGCTGCCCCGAGGTGGTGACGCCGTACGTCCGGCCGGGGGGTGGCAGGCCGCGGCGCCACGACTGCCGTCCCGGCTGCTGCGGTTTCGGGACAGGCCCGGTCGGCGGGGTGCGGTTGACTATCGTGCAGGTGCCGCCGGAGGTGTTCGCCGATGAGGAGCAGTACCGGTTGGCGTTCTCCCACAAGATGACGCCGCCCCAGTTGTCGTAGAACCCGTTGCCGGTGATGCGGAACCCGCCGCCGCCGAACCCCGGCACCCGGGAATCGGACCCGGACTCGGAAATGTAGACGGCACCGAGGGGGAAACCCGCGGTGAACGGCCCCGCGTCCAGGGAGTTGCGGACGAACGTGTTGCCGGTGATGTTCGCGTTGTAGGAGATCTCGTAGATCAGCCCGAACCCGTAGGTGCCGGAGATGTAGTTGCCGGTGATGTTCCACCCGGTGTTGTTGGTGTCCCACCACACCCCGGCCGGCCCGTAGTTGTCGTGCACGTAGTTGTCAGAGAAGACGCCCTGGTCGGTTTCCCAGAACTTCCCCCCGCCGGAGCACCCGCAGCCGTTGAACCCGACACCGCCACAGCCGGCCGGGGGGGTGATGGGGAACGCGGGCGCGGCCTCCCAGTTGCAGACGTCGTTGAAGGAGATCTCGTTGCCGGTCATCATAATGTTGCTGGGGCCGCCGGTGAGCGTGGAGACGTCCTGCACGCTGAACCCGTTGAACCCGTACTCGCCGTTTTCGGTGAGGCAGTTGTTAGCGACTACCTCATTGGTGCCGAGCATCATCGCCGCGCCGGGCAGATTGTCCTGCACGGTGTCATTGGTGACAGTCCACCCGGGGGCGCCGTTCTGGTTGATGGCGCCCTGCGACCCGGGCGGGGTGAAGTTCTGGATCGTCAGGTACTGGATGGTGACGCCGGTGGCGTTGGAGACGATCGCGAAGTTGTTGATGCCCTGCCCGTCGATGACCGCACCGGGGGCGCCGGTGAACGTGGAGTTGTTCCCCGGCTGGATCTGGCTGAACTGGCCGGACCCGATGGTGTGGGTGCCGGTGGCGAACCAGTACGTGGCGCCGGGGGTGGAGAAGTTCACCCCCGAGTTGTCCCCAGCGGGCACCGTCACCGCCCCGGCCGGCGGGGAGGGGGGGCCGTTGAGGATGGAACCGTTCCCGCACACCGCCGCTGGCGGGGACGGCGGGGCGAGCTGCGCCAAGGCGGTCTGGTGGAACAGGGCGAGCGCGGCGGCGAGCAGCAGCATGACCGCCGCTTCGCTGGCTACCGAAGTGGCCAGCCGCCGCACCGGCCACGGCACCAGCGAGGCGGCGGCCCGGATACCTGGGTGCCGGCGCCGGGCTGGTGCGGGAACCAGGACGCCCTTGGGGAGATCGGTGCGAAACCAGTCCTGGGCGCGTTCCCGGGTGCGGAAGGGCTTCACCGGGCCTCCCGCCTCAGGGCATCATCCGCATCGAGTACAGCACCTGCGTGGGAGGCGGCGGCGGCGGGGCGGTACCGGGCTTGACACCGAGGATGAACGACGCGCACCACGGGACGCCGTTGTTCGCGGTGAAAGCGTCCCCGCCGATCCCGGTGCCCGCGGGCCCCACGCCCGCGGCACTGTCGCTGATGACGCAGGCGATGCCGGAGGTGTTCGCGTTCTCCCGCAGCGTCGCCTCGCCCGGGGGTGCCGCGGTGACGCCGCCGCCGCCGCTGATCCCGAAACACCCGACCGCCACAGCCCAGTCATTACTAACCCCGGTGGTGGCCGATGGGACGCCCGTTCCGGTGCCCCCAAAGCCCGCGGACACGTCCACTCCGCCAGCGCCGGTGTAGGAGACCACGTCGATCGCCCACCAGAACTGGTCGGTGCTCCCCGGCGTCCCGGTGAAGGCGAACGTGAGCGTGTCACCGGGGTCGCTGGAGGTGGCCTGCCGGGACCAGCACGCGCCGAAGACGGTGATCCCGCTGGAGGGAGTGGAGGCTTGCAGCCCCCCGCCCTCCACTGTCCACGTGTTGCCGGAGGTGGGGGTGAGCGTGATCCCTGGCGAGGTGGGGGTGAAGGTGAACATGCATGCGGCGACGATCAGCGTGTCGCCCACCAGCGCCCCGCCGGGGACGGTGAGTGCGGGCTGGACGGTGTGGTCCACCTGGGTTTGCGTGGTGGTGTTGCCGGTGTTGAACGTGATAGCCATGGCGCCTCCAGGCAGCCCGGCAGGCCCAGTGCCGGGCTGCCCGGAAAGGTGGCTATTCGGAGATGACCAGTTCGGGGTACACGTTCACCCCGGACACGGTGCCGTTGGACATCTGGTAGGTCAAAGCCAGGGTGCCGTTGGTGGTGTTGATCTCGAAGCCCGGCGTCATCCATTCCGCCCAGTTCGCCCCGGCGGTGCAGGGGATCGTCTGGCTCCATTTCGGCGCCGTTGTCATCGTCGCGAACGTGCCCGTTCCCGACCCATTCGCGGTGGAATAGAACCACGTGGAGGTGGCGGCGGTGGACGACTGGGAAATCGGCTCGGCGGTGCCGGTGCCGACCAGGATGCCCGACGAGGTCGACGCGACCGGGCGCAGCCGGAACGTGATCGACCCGTTCGACGGGTACGCCGCCGACGCCAGCGAGTACAGGGCGACCCGGACGGCGGAAATGTTGAACTCACCGGCGGACCCGCCGTACAGCAGCACATACTCGGTGCCGGAAACGCCGCCGGTGCCGATGGAGATGCCAGTAGCGGAGTTCGTGTCGAGGTTGTAGACGCGAGCGACGGCCACACAGTCCCTTTCTGTTGGTTACGCAGGCTGGAACGCCTGCTCCCGCAATGCGCGCACTGTCGCCACATCTGCGGCCATGCGCTCCTGCCGCCATTGCTGGTAGGCGGCCTTGTCCCCAGCGATCTTCGCTGAGGAGTCCTGGTAGGTCTTGTCCCCCGGCGCGGTGCCCATGTTCGGGTGGACGTGCTCCACCCACACGGCCCGGCAGTGCCGCAGGCACCCCGCGTGGCGGGCGACGGTGGTGATGGCGTCGTCGCCGTAGTAGTGGGACGCGCTGGGCAGCAGCAGCCACCCCAAAGCCTGGACGATGTCCGAGGACACCACGGGCGCTTCGCCGATGTCTTCCCGCATCCCGTCCCACGGGTAGGCGACGCCAGTGCCGCCCATGTCGTCTATCGCGCCCAGGAGCGCCGAGTCCCAGCCTTTGGTCCTGGGGAGGTGGTCGTCGCCGAAGGACGCCAGGGCCTTGTAATGGCCGGCTTCCTCCAGCGCGATCTTGTTCGTCCACCCGATGAGGCCGTCCCTCGGGCCGGGGGTGATGCGGTCGCCCTCGGCCATGGCGGCGCCGCACATCGCCATGTAGTTCAGCCGCAGCGGGTCGTCGTCATCGATGGCGACCCGCACCGTGGTGTCCGCGGTGCCCGTCGCGTGGATGGCGCGGATCAGCCGGGTGGCGTTCTCCGGCCGCCCTCGGGACGGGACGATGACGAGCAGGTCACCGGGCACGTGCAGCCTCCGCCGCCGGCGCGTTCACCCAGTCCTTGAGGAACTGGGCGCGGACGTCCTCATCGGCCCACTTCTCCGGGTGCTCCCGCAGGATCCGGTAAGCCGCCGAGGCGCTCAGGTCACGCAACGCTGATCCTCCCAAGCCCGTAGTCACCGGGCAGGTCTTCCCAGGCCAGGCCCGTTTCGGCGCACCAGTCGTCCAGGGCCTGCCGCACCGGGGGAACCTCCGGCGCCGAAGCCGGGCCGCCCTGCGCCGTCCAGGGGAACAGGTTGGTGTCGTGGAACAAAGCCACCCCGCCCGGCCGTACCCGGGGCACGTACGCGCGGCATTCGGCGAGGGTCTCGGCGTAGAAGTGGGACGTGTCGCAGAACAGCAGGTCAACCTGCTTCGGCGTGGCCGCCAAGATGGCCGGGTGGAGGTCGTCGCCCCGGATGAACGTCCACAGCGGGCAGGTGCGGTACGGCCCCATCCCGTCCGGGCGCTGGTCGCACGGGTCGATGTCCACCGACCACACGTGCCCCCGGTGCGCCGCCACGCCCGCCAGGAACGCGATGGTGGAGTAGCCCTTGCGGGTGCCCAGCTCCAGAACCGTCTGCGCCTTGGTGGCGTGCTCGCGCAGCAGCGGCAGGTACTCGCGGATGTCGGACTCCCGGGACAGCCGGTCCCGGTAGACGGCATCGAGGGTGACCTGGATTCTGCCGGTGGCCGGGTTGTAGGTGCGGGCCAGGGCCATCAGACCGGCCCCGTGATCAGCACGTCCTGGCAGAGGCGCTTGGCCGCCCGTTCGGCGTAGCGCTCCTCGATCTCCACGCCGATCGCGGGGCGGCCGAGGTTGCGGGCGGCGACCAGGGTTGAGCCGGA